AGGGCGCGCCGTCGTAGGTGAACACGGCGCCTTCCTTCGAGGCGACCACCCAAGTGCCGCCGGTGTCGGGGTCGGTGCAAATCATTTGCTCTCCAGTGATCGGGTCGGGTTGCGGGCTCGGGCCGGGCTGGCCTTGGGCCATGGCCAAAACTTGGCCAAACGGGAAGGCCGGGCCACAGTCGGTATGTCCCCCGCCCATCCGGCCGAGGTCGGCGTGTTGGCATACGCCGCGGGCGCTCGGGTCCTGAGCTTGGGCGGCGGAAAGGCCGACCAGCGGGATACCGAAGGCGGCGGCCTCTTCCGCGATCCACGCCGCGGTCGTGGCCAACATGTTCGGGTGACGGGACCATTCGGCCGCGTCCCACGCGGCGAAGGCGCATAGCTCCGCTTGCACGGCCCACCCGTTGGCGTTGGCCGCGGTCCAGGCCTTCGAGCCGCGCTGGACGTACTCGCCTACCGTGCCGGGCGTGTCATCGATGCCGACGTGGCTCGACACGCCCGAGGCGGGATTGGCGAAGAACGACCCGAGGCTTTGAATGGTGCGGGCGCCTTCGGCGGTATGTAGGACGATGGTCGTAACCGTGGCGCCGCCACGGCTCGAATAGTTGGGGGACGGGAACGGTAGCCGTTTCAGGGCCATTAGTCGTCAACGCCGGGCGAGCGTCCACCGGGTGTGGCCGGGTCGTAGCCGACGGGCGGGTGGGATGGCTCGACCTCGGGGTCATCTTGCGGGGCGGGCCATTCGGTGGCGTCGTCGTCGGCGTCGTCGGGCGCCGGTACCTCGGTGGGCTGATCGGGTTGGGTGTCGGTCATGGCGGGGTCCTTTCAGGTTGGGCCTTCGGGAAAGTACAGGGCGGCTATGACGGTCCAGTTGGATTGCGTGAGACTGAGCAGGTCGGCGTCAGTCACCTTCGACTGGTCGATGGTGCCGTCACCGTTGTCGACCTTGGCACCGATGCCGGGGCCGTTGGCGTTCAGATTTACGAACGTCCATAGGGTGTCGCCATCCGATCGGAGCACGGCGTTAGCCAGCTCGACAAACGCTGGCCGTTGGTCGTCCTTGAAGTGCAACGCTTGTTCGGTGGCGGCCGAGCGGCTACGGCCATTGAAGGCCGAATCCGCGGTGAGCTGGGCCGAGGCTTGGTACGACATATGTTTATCCTCCGATTCGGTGTAGGGCGAGTGAGCCAGTGCTGGCCGCGATCGAGCCTCCGGTATTGCCGACCGCGCATCGCACGGTGTCACCGACGGCCAGTTGGATGAGGTCGGCCAAGGTGTAGCTGATCTGAGCGGCGGCCGAGCCACCGTTGAACCCGTTCCCGGTGGTGTAGTCGGCGGTGTTTCGTTGGATGCGATAGGCCGGGCCGTTGGCGGCCGGGACGCCAACAATGGTAATGACGGCCGATACGGCGTAGGTTCCGGCCAGACGGCACACATACCCGGCGGTCGTGAACCCGGCCAAACTGTCGAAGGTGGGCGTGGCCAACGGAATCGGCGTCAGGCCCGAGAGGGCGACGGCGCCGAAGGGGCCGCGGTAGATGGCCGCCGGGGAGGCGGGCGGGACGGCCAGGCCGCTCGGCCTCACATCGGTGATGTTGGCGCTAATGATCGAGGCGACCCCACCGCCTACGTAGATTTGCGCCAGGGCCACGGTCCCGGCCGGGGTGGCCGGTACGGTCGGCGTGGCCGCCGCGGTGCCGGTGACGAAATCAAATATCCAATCGTTGTTGGCGCCGCCATCGAGGTCGGTACCGCGAGGCCGACAGATAATCAGGTCGATTCGGTTGCTACCCGATGGCGGCGCCGCGGTGAGGGTGACGGTTTCGGGGGCGTCGGAGGCGCATAGGGTCGAACCGGTGTTATTGGCGGTGGGTACGGCCACCGACCCGGCGGCCACGTTTACCGTCATGGCCGAGCCTTGGGTGACGGCGCACCCGTTCGAGGCCGGGGCGGGCCAGAGGGCGCCGATAAGGCGGCGGTCCTGACTCCCGGCGTATGAACCGGACTGTAGCCAGAGCGGGGTAAATCGGGTCATGGGGTCACCTTCGGGTCAGGGCGTCGGCGTCGCGCCCGGCTTGGGACATGAGGCGTAGGAAGTTGTTAGCGGGACGGCCGACGGTTAGCTCGACGTCCTCTTGGCCGTCGTCACCGATCGAATACGAAATGCCGAGGACACGTATCGTGGTGTTGACGTTGAGGCGGCCCGACTGGACGACCAGCGGGACTATGTCGCCCATGTTCGGCTTGCCGTAGGCGTAGGCGCCGGGGCGAAGGCCGAGAGTGTACGACGGGACCAGGGCGGAAGAGGTGGCTAGGTTGCCTTGGGCTTTCTGGTCGAGCGTGGATTGAATCGACACGTCGGCCGCGTTATCGACGTTCGCCCATAGGCCGATCGGGAGCACGCCGACGTTGTTGGCGTCGGCGTTCCAGGCCTCGGCGTACATTTGCGGGGCGCCTTCGGTGGTTTGGTTCCCGAGGATGCGCCAATAGTTGGCGTAATCCTGGCTCGATATGGTCCGGGTCAAGGTGGCCACGTTCGAGCCGTAAACCAAGGCGAGGTCGTCGCGCTCGACACCTTGGTACGGGAAGAACACCCGGAGCTGATCGGTGCCGTCCACCGTCGGAAGGTGGTCGTAATCGAAGCCACCGATGACGCGGGCCAGGTCGTCAATCGCTTGGCCGATCGGCGTCGAGCCGGTGTAGGTGCGGTCCCGTAGGGTGCCGCTATTCGGCCGGTTCACGGTGCCGTCGGGATAGCACCGAGCAAACTGTAAAGGGATGGCCGAGCCGGGCAGGAAGTTGGTCACGCCGTCGGAGGCGAGGCCGCTATTCGCCCGCACCAACATTTGTTGGACGATTGAATCCTGATCGACTTGGGTGAACGTCCACCCGGCGGGCGTGGTGATGTAGCGGCGGGCGACCATGGCCAGGTAGTCATGACAAGTGAAGGTGACCACATGAGCTTGCTCGGTTAGTTGGTCCTCGGATTGGCCGACGATGCCGCGGAACATGGGGACGTCGCGGCCTTGCTGGGAATCCCACCGCCAGGCGATCACGTCGTGCTGTAGCTCGATGATGTTGGCGGCGGTGGGCGAACGGCCATCGACCGTGAAGGTCAGTTGCGCCGGGGCGTTCCAGGCTCGATCGAGGCGGCGGCTACGGGCGTCGACCAGCTCACCGATACCGGACGTCGTCGGCGGGGTGAGCGACCCCCAAACGCGATTATGCAAGGTGAGACGCCATAGCCCGCGCGAGGCCGGTAGCGGGTAGGTCACGAAAGGTAGCCGTCCTGCCAGGTGGCTTGCACTTGGGTGATCCCGCTAGTCGAAGAACCTTGGAGTAGCAGATTGGCGCCGAAGTTGGCCGGGGGCACCGGGAGCACATACGGCCAGCGGGAGTTTTGCCAGTCGAGCGAGGACACTACCGATTGGCTCGGGTCGCCCATGCGGTAGGCCGTCTTAGCCGCGGTGTCAACGTCGACGTACTGGCCCGCGTTGATAATGAAACCGGGCAGGAAACGCACGTAGGCGCCGGGCATGCCCGACTGAACGACGGTGACTATCGGCCCGGTGATCGGCCCATAGATTCGGAGCATGGGCCGAATCGGGACCTCGCCGCGTGGAGTGATAACGCCCACCGTCGGCGACGACCCACCCGGCGGATAAATCCGGTTGAACGTCAACGGGTACAGGCGGCCCGGACTGGTCGAGGACCCGGCCCACGCCGTGGCCGACTGCACGGTGGGGTCGCGGGCCACCGGGTCGGCGGCGGTCCATTGCAGTTGGATATCGCGTTGGTCGGGTCCTTCGATCGGCCATGAGTAACCCGAGCCGCGAACGGTAATGGTTCGCTCGGCGGCGCCGGGCCGATCGAGCACGTAGTGAAGTACCGGCCGGGCCGAGGGCACCATGAACGGGGCGAAGGATGCGGCCACGGCGTCGACGCGCGCCCCGGCGCCCAAGATGGCGGTCAGGTCGGCCGATATCACCCGGCCACCCATAAACCGGGTGCGGTCATCGATGCCGTCTTGGTCGGGCCGGTTGTTGGTGACGTCGCGGACCTCGGGAAAGCCGAGGTCGAACGACGTGCAGAAGTACCCGGCGTCGGGGTTCTCTAGGTCGATCGACAACGACCCGAGGGTGAGCCAGGCCCGGCGTATGCAAGTGTCGGCCATCTACAGTCCTTGGGTTTGGGCCACCCATGCGGCCTTTCTCATAAAGGCCTCGACGTCGAGGCCGTTACCGAAGTTGGCGGATTGGATCAACACGGCCGGACCGTTGCGGCGCGGCGCCGGGGTGATGGCCTCGCCCGCGTGGGCGTACACCAAGCCGTCGGCCGTGATTAGCCCACCTTGGGCCAGGTGCGGGATATGCGGGACGCCGACCGATTCGCCCCCGATCTTTCCCACGCCGGGTATGTGGGTATCGATGCTCGGTATCGAAAAGTGCAGGCTGTTCCACCCGTCGACAATCATGTTGATGGCGTGGCGGAAGGCCTGCCAGATCCCGTCGAACATGCCCGAGGTGGCCGAGGCGACCCGGCCCGGCAGGCCGGTGAAGAACCCGACGAAATCGTTCCACCGGTCCTTCACCCATTGCACGGCGGCGGCGGCGCCGTCCTTGATCGTTCCCCAGTTGCGCTCGATGGCCAGCACGGCCAGGCCGATCGGGCCGGTGAGGATGGCCAGCAGTAGCGGCCAGTTGGTACGGACCCATGTCATAACCGCGCCGAGGCCCGTCTTGATTTGATCCCAGTACTTGTAAATCAGGGCCACGGCCAGGGCGATCGGGCCGAGCAGGATACCGAGCAGTAGCGGCCAGTTGGCTTTAATCCAGTTCCAGACGACCTCGACGGCGGCCTTGATCCCGGCCCAAATCGTGTCCCAGTTTTTGTAAATCAGGAAGGCGGCGGCGATCAGTAGGGCGATACCGGCCACGATCAGCAGTATCGGCCCGAGAGCCAGGCCTTCGGCTACCGTCCCGGCCTCGGTGGCGGCGGTGGCGGCCTCGGTGGCGCCTTGAAACGACTTGGTAATGGCCGACACCGATTCGATAACCCCACCGGCCAGCGTGGTAGCCGCACCGGCGGCGGTGATGGCCGGGCCGTACTTTTGGCCGAACGACGAGGCCAGGTCCTCTACGTGGGCCTTAACGCCGTTGAGTTTCCCCATGAACGTGTCGGTGGCGGCGGCGGCTTGGCCTTTGGTCACGTCGGCTAGGGCTTGGGTGGCCGTCTTGCCGTCCTTGGTCTTACCGGTCGTCTTGTCGATATTGATCCCGTACTCTTTTAAGAGCTTGGTGTTTCCGTTGTAGACCTTCCCGAGCTGGCCCGCGGCGGTGTTCAGGTCCTCATGTTTGGCGGCGGCGATGTTGGCCGCGGTGCCGAGCATGTCCAAGGCCTTTTGCGGGTCGTGGGTGGCTTGGGTGAGTGTGCGGAGGGCGTCTTGGGTCGTGTTGGCCGTCGTCCCGTATTTCTCTTGGGACTTAATGGCGTCCTCGACCTTGTCTTTGTAGTCGTCGTACGACGCGCCGGTGGCCTCGACGGCTGCTTGCAACTGTTGGTGCGCGGCTTGGTCCTTCGAGCCGAGGGCTTGCAATCCCATGCCCACGCCGACCAGGGCGCCGCCGACGCCGAGCATGGCCGAACCAATGTTTTTGCCGTGCTCGACCACCGCGCCCATGGCCTCATCGATGGCGGCCAGCGATTCGGAGAAAGGCCCGAGCACGCCGGTACGGTTCAGGGTGTTGAGGACCCCCGAAAAGGCGGTATGGATGCGCGACCCGGCGCCTTCGGCCGTCTTACCGGCCGTCGAAAACGAATCGCCTAGGCCTTTGAGGTCGCCTAGGACCCGGACGACTATCGACGGCCCGGCCATGGCCTACCGGCGCCGACTGGCGGCCTTGGCCAGCTCTCGGGCCTCGCGTTGCATATGGCGGATGAAAGCGGCGTAGGTGTCGTTATCGAGGGCGTCCACCTGCTCGGGGCTCATGTGCCAGTAGCTACAGAAGGCGGCGAGCCCGTCGAGGACTCGCCGGGCGTAGGGTCCCGGCGTTCGCTCACGAAATCAAGTTCCACGGCGCCCGCCCGCTCCCATAGCTCACCGGCGTCGGGCAGATGCCCGAGGCGGGCCAGGCGCCGGTATAGCTCGGCAAAGGCGAGCACCTGAAAGCGGCCGACGTCGTCGTCGTCGTCGGTCAGTAGCTCCGACATGGTTCGGCCGGTGGCCTTTTTCAGGCACCGGAGGGCGTCGGCCGACAACCGTAGCGGGGCGTCGGAGTTGATCGAAATGGGGTCGTCGTAGTGGCTAGTCATGGATCTGTCCTCCATCGGCGCTTGTGTTCGTCCAGATGCCCGAGGATTCGAACAACTTGGTCAGGGCGTCGGAATAGTCCTTGGCCGCCCGCTCGGCGTCGGTGCGGGCCGCCGGGAAGAGGGCGCGCCCGCCGGGCAGGTAGTCCCGTTCCGAGCCGTCGGGCCGGGAGCCACCGAACTCGAACCACCCGGCGTAGGGCACGCTGGCCCGGCCCATGCGCACGGCGCCGCCCGTCTTGGTCCCCGAGGCCCGCACGGTGGCGGCCAGGGCGCCGCTACCGTCGCTCGGGATTTCGGCCCGCGTGGCGCCGACCACCGGTTGTACCGCGGCGTACCCGGCCCGTTTCATGGCGTTGAACAGCGGGCCGTTCACGTCCTCGGCCAGGCGGTTGAGGTCCCGGCGTAAGGCCTTCGCACCGACAACGCCGACAACCGGCGCCGCCATTACGGGGCGTCGGGCGTGGTCACCCGGTCGGGCGGGCCGAGCATGATCCAATCAATGTCGACTTCGGAGGCGGCGCCCGCGTCGCCCCCGAAAATGGTGTACGGCTGAGGGATGGCCTCGCCGGTGAACTCGGGGTTAGTGGACGAGACAACCCGCGAGGCGAACGGCCGAACCTTGAAGTCGACGGCGCTACCGTCGGCCGCGAAGGCGTCGAGGGCGGCCGACAAGGTGGCGTCGGTGGCGCCGGTGTCGAAGGACTGCACGAACTTGGCCTTGAAATGCCACTTGGTCGGGCCGGGGAAATCTTGGACGCCACAAAACGTGGTGACCTCGATCGGCTTGTTCTCCGGTTCGAGCGACACCGATTCGCATAGGCATTTGAGGTTGGCGCCGCCAATCTCCACGTAGGTGTCGGTCATCATTACCGGCGTGGCCACCGGGGCGACAGGATCGGGCATGGTTCCTCCTTACATTCGGATCTCTAGGGCCAGCTCGGCCAGGAGCAGGTTCGCCCCGGCCGAGGTGAAGGTTCGCCAGTTGCGCCACTCGACCACCCGGCAATGCTGAACGGCCAGGCCCAACGTCGGGTCGACACCGATAGCGGCGTCGGCCACGTTTAGAAGGTCGTCCAGGGCGTCACCGTTATCGATGCCGTAGGCGCCGATCACCGAAAGGGCGGCCAGGTCGACGGCGAACGTGGGAGTGTGCTTGGTGACGGTTTGCGGATAGCCGACCACCAACGCCGGGGCGTTCAACGTCGAGGGCGGCTTAGGGTGCACGGTCACAAGGTCGGCGGTGGCCGAGCTGAGCAAGGCGGCCAAGGCGGCCGAGGCGGCCGGGCGGTCCCAACTCACCCGAATACCAACGGCCCGCAAGAGTCGTACAGGCGGGCCACGTCGGCGTCGGTGCGGCCGATACGGATAGCTCCCATGTCACCGAAGCCAATCGTCCCGTCGATCGAATCCCGGCGCCGGTACAGGCGGGCCGCGTCCAATAGGGCCGCTTGGTGGGCGGCGTCGGGCAGGTCGTCGGCGTCGGTGGCGTATTTGTAGTTCAGGCGGCGTATGCCGTAGTCGACGGCGGCGGCCCGCGCCGAATCGATAACCGCGTCCTCGGTCGGGTCGGGTTGCAACCGGAGCAAGGTGCGGACCTCTTTAAGCGTGGGCCAGGCCGCCATCGTGACTACTTTTTGGCCTTGGTTTCGCCGGTGTCCTCGGGGGCGTCGAGGGTTACGCCGTCGAGCGGGGGAATGTCGGGCGGGGCGGTCAGCGGAACGAAGGCGGTGCCTTCGAGCGAACCCCACGCCACGTAACCGCCATACGCCACGGTCACGCCGAGGATCGACGGCTCGACCACCGACAGCAGGCCTATGACCTCTTCGTAAACTTCATAGAGGTTTGACGGGCCGATGATGCACGTACCGGCGGCGAAGGTCGGAACCACGATGCGCGGCAGGCCGATGACGTCACCGCGGAAACTGTCGAGCGAGGCCGACCCGGCCGGTTGCTCGGTTTGCGCCGGGGGCATGACCAGGCGGCCGACGTCGACCAGGGCGCCGAGGGCGGCCCACACGTCGAGCGAGCACCATATCCGGTCGGGCATGCGCTTACCGGCGCCGTAGGACTGGGCCGCGGCCAGGTACAGGGCCGAGGCCCACCCGGCCAGCGTGTCCTCTTCGACGGCCACCGCGGCGCCGGTGGCGGCGGTCCGAAAGGCGGTGGCTACGGCCGTTTCGGTTTGGATGGCGTACACGTCGGCCAGGTCACGGACGAGAATGTCCCATGCCGCGGGCGACGTCCAATCGATATCTTGGCGGGAGATATCGACGGTGCCGCCATAGGTCGACTTGGTGAAGGGGATCGGGTCGATTTGCATGGCCCGCGTCGGTAGCTCGGTCTTTTCCGCGGTTTGCGGGCCGACCAGCGTATGGGTCGTGATCTTTGGCCGGGTGAACGTCTTACCCGGAATCCCACCCAACGCCAAGGCGCCACCGAGCGAGCTGATAAGCGGCCGGGCCGCGTCGATCAAGTTGACGACCGAGCCAACGATCGGCGTCGGCAGAATGCCGGGCGTGTTGGTCGTGGTTTGGTTGGCGATGCGGGCCTGATTCACCCGCGCCGCGGCTTGGTCGTCGGGCCGCCCGCGGTCCATGATCCCATGCGCCCGCAAATAGTCGACCAGGAAGGCGCCCGCCGAGGCGTACGCCGGGGCGCGGTCGCCCGCATCCAACCGCCGGGCCGGGCTGGCCTCGGGCCGCCCGCTCGGGAGCTGGGCCAAGGCCTCACCGTGGGCGGCCCGCAAGGCCTCGAAATCGGCCAGCGGCGCTATCTGCTCGTCAAGGGCGGCGATACGCGAACGGGCCGCTTCGAGCAAGCCTCGCTCCGCGTCAACCAAATCTCGGCCTTCGACTTGGCCAAGAATGGCGTCCATGGTGGCTATCTGCTCGGCGCGCTGAGCGCGGAACGATTCAAGTACGGCGTTGGGCATGGCGGAAACGACCTCCGTGGTTCGGGCACACTTAGGGGCGCTTAGGTGCTGGCGCCGTACGTGTCTCGAACGTGGCCACCGGGTGGCGTTAGGCCGCCGGGCCGGTAGCCGGGGTCCGATACGGGGTCGACCGCGGACTTGGCTAGGCGGATAGTAGCGCGGTCATCCGCGGAGGCGGTCGACCTCGCGGAGCCACCGGTCCTTGTCGGTGTCACCGAGCAGCACCGAACGGGCGGCGCGGGTGTAAACCGACTGCTCACGAATGGCCGTCACCTTGGCCTCTTTAAAGGCCGGGGTCGGGGTCATGGAGACTTCGAGCAACCGCGATTCGAGGCGGGTAACGCGGTCCTTGTGGTCGAGGCCCAAGTCGGGGTTCCATTCGTTCTCGTCCAACAGTTCCCACTCTGAGCGTATGGGCTGAAAGCCGATCGAAAGGCCGATCAGGTCGCCCGAGGCGGCCAGCGTGGCCGCGGTTTGGGCGTCGGTGGTGTCGTTCAGGCGCCAAACGCCGTGCATGCCGTCGGCCTCATGGGTCCACGATTCGGCCCGCCCGGCGGGCCAGTTGCGATTGTCGTGGAACAACAGCAAGGGCAGTTCTCGCCCGGCGTTGCCCTTGGTCGAGCGCTCGAAGGACCCGAAGCGGTGGGCCTCCACGAACCAACCGATATCCGCGAAGGCGTCGTATGGCACGGCCCGGCCTTCGAGGAACCGGTACGGCCGTCCGACCGCTTGCACGTCGCGTAGCTCGACCTCGAATAGCCGGGCGCCCGCCATGTTGCCGTCGGGGCCGGGTTGGGCCGAGGTGGCCTGAAAGGTGCGCATTAGGCGTTGCCTCCGATTTGGGAGTCGTCCAGCTCGACCGGTGGGTTCGGCGGAAGGCCAAGTTCCACCCGGCCTTCGGGTACCGACATGAGCCCGGCGCCGGTCGCCGCGACCACCGCGGTAACCGTCGTGCCGAGGTCGTCGCGGAGCAGCTTCGAGCGGCGAAAACGGACCTCCGTACCGCGCGGCAACCAATCGAACGACCACACGTCCTCGAAGTCGGATAGCACCGGTTCGAGCGAGGTCCGAAGGATTTGCTGATATTGCGGCCCGGCCGTCCGGTACGTCATCCCGGCCACCGGGGCGCCAAGCCAATAGCCGTCGAGGTTAAACAGGTTGGCCACGTCGAGCAGGCTGGCCCGGCGGGCCTCGACCAGTTGGGTATCCGACGGTGACCAGGCCAGCGGAATCACTTGGGTACCGTTCGGCAGGATGGCGGGCTCGCGCGTCGGGCCGCCGAACTTTTCGATCCATGCCAGCTTGGCGTCGTCGGCCGTGTCCTGATTCAACGTGGCTTGCGGGGCGATGATGGCCACCGAAGGCACGGCCGCACCGGCCAACGTCGAGCGTTCGTAGTCCTCTTCCATGGCCACTCGGTCGAGGGTGGGCATACCCTCTTCGACTATGCCGATGCCGCGCACCGGGTACATACGATCGGCGCCGCGCTTGACGTGGATCACGTTCGCCGGGTTGAGCACCGACCCGAGATAGTTGTACTGCACCGACTGGAAATCACCCGGCATCCAAGTGATGTACACCCAAGACGCGGGCAGCCAGGTACAGGCCAGCGGCCACCCGTCGGCGCCGCGGACGGTCACATAGGCGACCGTGTTGCCGTTCAGTAGGTAGTCCTCCACGCTGTTTTGCACGAACCAAGAGCGGGCGTTGAACGGGTCGGGGCGGCGCAATATCGACGGCGTGGGCTCGATGCGGTCATAGCCGCGGATGGCGTCCAGCTCCATTTGCTTACACATACCGGCGTACAGTTGCAACGCTCGGGCCACCGCCGGAACCCGGCGGGCCGACGTGGCGTCGTACACATAGGGGCCGGGCATGCCGTACGGGGCGAAGATGGGCGGCGGGATCAGCGAACCACCGTGATCGCGGGGGACCACCGGGCGGCCCACCGTGATCGGCGCCAAGGACACGGCCGAACGTTAGCCGTTGAACGGTGGGAAATGGGGTTTCAGAAGATTCGGAACTCCCCCGCGACCTCGGGGGCGTGGTCGAAGGCCCATAGGGCCACGGTGGCCGCGGTGAGCGTGGCCAGCGAACCGGCCGACTGGCGCCGACCCCACGCCCACGAATCGCCAAGCGTGCGCCGGGCCGCACCGGCGGCGGCGGCGTCGAGGGCCGGGTTAGAACGAATCCGAAGCCGGGGCGGGTCCTCGACCAGGGCGGCCAGAAAGCCAGAGCAGGCCGCCGCGTACTCGCGGGCCTTCAAGCCGACCAACTCGAGCCCGGCCCGCTCGGCCACGTCGGCCACGTCCAGAGCTGGCCCGGCCGCGTCGAAGGCAACGACAACCGGTTTCCACCGGTCGCGAAGTTCCGCCAACCGCTCGGGCACCCAACCGGCGCCCGCGTCGATACGGTCGACCTCGACGTGGGCGATCCCGTCGGCGTCGCGCCAGGCGGCCACCGTCGCCGCGTCGGAGCGGTCCACGGCCACGTCGAAGGCGACCGCCACCGTTCCCGGCTCGGGCAGCTCGGCCGGTTCTTCGGCCGCCCGGCGCCACGCGTCGAGCGGGATAACCCG